GCCACGCTCCGCGATTCCAGCGGTCTAGTTCCCCGGCATGCTGAGTATGGGGCGCGATCATAGGCGGTTTCGATGGTCGAACGTACGATCGGGTCATCGGCTGCCTGTGGCTGCCGGAATTACGTGTCACTGGTCACCAGATTTACGTGTCACAGGTGTGACAAATAATTCCTGCATATGGTTTTTCATAGCTCGCAAGATGCCCTCGCTTCAGATTGTGCGGTTCCGGCCCGATCTGACGAGAATCAAGCTGGCCGTCCCTAGCATCCCAGCGACCGTTATCTGCAGCTGAAATGCACTTACTGCAAGGCCGCCCCGTTACCCTTTACTGCCGCTCCGTTCCCCATAATGTGAGCCCCACCCGTCCTGGCGTATTTCGCAAAGCTCAGCAATTCTAAGGAATAGATGCCCGTCGCCTGTCCAGTAAGTGTCGCACTAACCGTGCTGGGGCTGGGAACTAACTGGAATAACTGGGCTGAAGAGGCGCAATGAGATGTCGCGCTCTCACCCCATGTCCAGCCGGTAAGAGGCATCGTAAATCCAATGGCATTGCACACATCCGTAGAGTTCGCCATCAGGAGGACGAGTTCATTGGGAAAACTCGTTGTAAGGCTAGCGGTTACAGGCGTTGTTCCCGTGGTGAGGTTGGACGCCACGAGGTCGAACACGTCCACGCCAGCCAGCTCATAGACAGCGAAAGTCACGGTAACTCCGCCGTTATAGGTCGAGGCCGGAGTGACCGTGATCGTGTCTCGGCCCGCATTGAAGATCGAGGGCACCCAGAAACACCCGAAATAGTCTGACTGTTCGCCAAGGAGCCTGGTCCATTGATTGCCCAGAGAATCGGTCACTGGCATCGGACTTTCCGCTCCTGATTGCCATGCGCCGCACACCACCAGCGTATCTCCAGATGCGATTGGAACTGCCATCTCGTGGCTGGAGTAGGTCATCGGCAAATAACCGCCTGTGCCTCCACCATTCATGGCTTGAACTACCCGAGGTCCTGTCGTATTCTCCGACGAAAAAGCTATGTTGATAACCAACGGGAATTCGCTAGTGGTATATGACGGCATATTGCCGTAACTTCCGGCGCTGCTCACCGTCTGAGAGTACATGGCCTTGAGGTAATTAGATGTGGACAGGCTGCTATCCACAGCAAAACCCGAGGTGGGTGTAAAAGTCCCTGTCTGCGAGTCTCCCAAGATGCTCAGAATGAACGCATTCCCTGAAGGGATGCTCAGGGCGGGCACACTCACTTGATCGGACCCAACCTCATCCATGGAACCGGTCAGAACGGGCGTCAGATTTCCGGCACCAGAGAGTTCAAAGGGGAATATATCGTAAACCTGGGCGTTGCCACTGGTAGAAGTGACGCTAATGCTGGTTGCCCCTCCAGTGGCGCTGGGACAGTAGAGAACGTCTACCCCGCCTGGAGGCGTCGAGTGAATATTGTAAGGCGGACTGATCCAATTTACGGCGCACCCGGCGCTGCTGATCACTGGCTGGTAACCCACCACAACATCCGTATTTGAGCCAGCAAAGATAAAGGCCCCATACCCATCCCCCGTGGCTACTGCCGCCATTGAGCAAGATGCGGTAACGACCGACGCTGAGGTGCAGGGGGCCGGACTTTGCACAAGCGTGGGGCTAGAATGAGCATAAGCACAGCAGCAGAGGATTAAGAGCAAAGCATAGATGCTTTTCATTGTCATCATCTTAGTTTCCTATTAATTCGATCACGGTTCCTGGCATAAGTTGGTAGCCCGATCCAACCTTAAAATCGATCTGGGTAATGGCCGAGGTTCCCCTCCACCGAAGCGCCGTAGTCTCAAGAACAATGGTGCTATTCGCCCAATACGTGCCGGTTGTCGTGATGCTCTTGATAAGCCCAACATTTGTGTAGTTTAAGATCGTCCCTACGAGATTCCCCGGAGTTTGCCCGTCGCCCTGCCCGCCAAGACCTATCATCGCATTGCTCTGACCAAGGCTGTTGGAGCAGGTCCATGCCGCAGTGGATGCCTCTCCTGAAGAGCAGAATACCCAGTCATAGTCATTGCCGGTGTCGGAATTTATGTACATTTGAATATAGTTGTCACTCCCATTGTCCATCAAGTTATAAGCCATGACAGTTAGGTTCGTGCAGGTTTGCGGGATGTTTGCAAAGCTGACGTCGGAAGTATTTGCCGCCACGGATACGGTCATGGGAGTCATGCACCCGCCACCGCCCGTACTCACGGTGGTGGTTGCGGCTTCCACCGTCCAATTTGTCCCGTCGCAGAAGGCACCCACTTTATGGGTTCCCCCGCCTGCTGTGAGGACCGCTCCCCACGAAGCGACTGGACTGTCGATGACAGTTGTGTGATAGCCCACGGAAGAGGTGCAGGGGTAGGCCGCCACAATGTTTGCATAGGTGTCTGCTGGGACTATTACCACTGCCGACTGTCCGGTGTTCGTAGCGGTGAAGGACTTCCCAGCCACGTCCTCGGGCGTCGAGACAAGAATGCCATTGTCGGTCCAACTGGTTGAGGACGACCCCGATCCCGAGCCAGAACTGCCGGTATTCCCTTGCTGAAACGGCGTCCGATCATCAGTGACACTCGTGATGGCGGAGCTGCTCGCCACCACCACCGCAACTGGAATATCGGAGGTGGTAAAAGCCGTGGCCTTGGTTGCTGGAGAGCAATTTGCGCTCGTGTTCAAGTACACATAGTTGTTGCCGCTCACCATGGTCAAGCTTCCACCTGCATAAGTAACAACGGTCCCCGAGCAGAATGCAGTTCCAGGCCCAACATTCAGGGTCAGCCCAGCCCCTGCCGTAGGCCGGTATCCAGGCGCGGTACCATTCACATATTTAGCGTTCACCGCGTCGATGGGAGCTGTTTGCGTCTGCGGCTGTTGTGCAGTCACGACTTGAACGGCTGCCAGGGCTAAAACTACTAAAGACTTTCTCATGATTCTCCTTATGCAAAACAAGCCGCAGTGGCAGTAACGCCGGTGTCTGATGCGGTGAGGTAAAGGTTTGTGGCGTCGAACATCGGCGTCTGAAAGACAATTTGCCCCATCGCGGTCATCTGAATTGTTACTGCCCTTGGAGCACTGGACATACCATGAGCAACGGTGAAGTTGCCGGGAGCACTGGACGTGAGTGCCACATTTGTTATTGCTTCAGTAATTGAACCGCCAGAACTACCAGAACCAGTTGTTGCGGTATTGGATAAGCCATACACGCGCACCGTGCCTGAGGCCAGAGTGCCACTCTCTACGCAGATTCTGAAGGCGTTCACTCCTGCATTGTTGCTATATAAACCCCACGCCTGAAACCCATAAGGATCGCCATTTTGGTAGCAAGCGATACCCTCCATCCTGATACTTTTGTTGGCAGTAGCGCTCAAAGGATTCGTTAGCCTGATCGAAGCCCTCATAGGGTGTGCGGCGGCAGCGGCGAGGCCACTTCTGTCACTGCCGCCGAATATCACCAACCCGTCAACACCTGACTGATTGTTAGTTCCTGAAGATCCACTTTGAAGGTCAGTGTTGGTCTGTCTCCACGAATAGAGAGAACTTGTGTCCCAGGATGTCCCTTCGGTGGTCGAAAACTGAAGGATTGGGCAAGTTCCATTCGTCCCCACCTGAAGGTCAACTATCTCTATCAAATAGTCGTCATAATCGGAACTCAGAGCTGTGGTGAAATCGAGTTCCGTTCCGCCGCTCGCCGTGTGCTGCTCAAGCAAGACAAGGCCACTCGGAACACTTGAACTATCCCCACCGCCTGAGGCCGCTTGCCATGTAGGTTCTGCGCCTGGTCCAGCAGATGTGAGCACCTGTCCTGCAGATCCGGCCGGAAGGCGTGCAGGAGCGCCTGATGCTCCACCTATTATGATGTCGCCTTCCGCCGTCATCGGATTCGCCATACCGCCAGCCCCGGCCTGCCAACTAGGCTCAGCGCCAGCGCCACCCGATGTAAGTACTTGACCCGATGTCCCTGCAGGGAGGCGTGTCAAAGCGCCAGCAGCGCCTCCTACAATCAGATCGCCTTCGGCACTCATCACATTGATCAGCGGCGCCGGCGTGACGACATCCCAACTCGACCCGTTGTCGCGCATTGCGACGTTCGTATCGGTTGCAAAGAACAACCGCCCAGCTACGCCAGCCGCTGGGATATTCGCGATTACGTCCTTCAAAATCACCTGAGACAACAGAGCCATGATCCCCCCTAAACCACGTAAATTAAATCGGTGCCGGTGTCGTAGATTGTGTCGCCGGCGTCGGTGGTCAGAACGCTGCCAGGCAAGACTAGATTGCCCCACACAGTAACTGGCGCAGAACCAGAGGCAGTTGGTGCGGCCACACTCGTCGCAGTGATCGTATGAGTACCGGACTGATTCGGCGCCGCATATAAACCGCTCGCATCAATCAGGCCTACAGTCACGTTACCGCCGGCGATCTCATCCACACTCCACAACACGTTCAGGTTTGCGTCGCCTGTCACGCTCGCGGAGAACTGTTGGGTGGATCCGGCCGATACGCTTGCGCTTGCCGGCGTCACCGTGACTAGGGTCGGGGCTACCGTTCCAGATGTGCAGAACAAGGCGAAGACGTCCGCCTCGCCATTCCACACGTCATTCGATCCATCCTGAAAAGTGATGTGCACGACGTTGCTGGCGTCGAGATAACACGATCCAACGCCCTGCGCATGATGGCCGCCAATAATCAGCCCATCGCTTGACCCAACCATTGCCTCCAGAGTTGAACCGTCTCCCGCGCTCGCCGGCAATTCAAAAGTCGCGCCATTTGCGGCGTTCTTCTGACATCCGACGCCGAAGATTTTGCCGTTCGTCAGTGTGCACTGCATCCAATTTGCGCCGCCGACGGTCTCCGTGGTCACCGATCCCATGTTGTTCTGCCAGCCAAAGACCAGCACAGATGCATTGCCATGCGTGATGTGGCTGGAGCTGTCGATGTAGTTAAAGTGGACGACCAGGTCCACATCCACATAAGCGCCGACCGACTGATTGTTGTTTTCCGTTGACGGGCTGTCATGCGGAAAAGCGACTGCAAAAACCTTGCCTGCGGTGAATCCAGTCGGCAGAGTGATGGTCGCGCCATCCGCCAGCACGCCCTGACCGAAGACAATCACCTCACCGCCCAGCAACGTCAGTTGGAGCCATGTGATGCCGTTCGCTGTAGTCGTGGTATCGCTGCTCAACCAGCTCAGCGCCGCGAAGTTGACATCGCCGCTCCATGTCGTACCGTCGCAATCGGAATAGATCAGCGTCAGAAGCCTTGTTGCATCGGCCTCGCAAAGCTGAATGATGCGCATCGAGTGGTATTCGATATTCGCGCCGGCCGGCCCAGCCCACGCCAGCAAATTAGCGGCCGGGAAACCGGTCGACGGAAGGTTGAATTGTGTGCCGCTGGGCTGCTGCCCGGTGAAGAACACAAAGGTTCCACCATCGGCTAGATCGATCCCCGTGTAATTGTTGTCATTGCCTGGATCGCTGCCAGGCACATTGGGCCAGCCTGCCTGCAAGGGATCGCTGGTGTCGTACATGACCGCTTCGTTGTATGGCCCAAGCGCGAATTCGATTTCGCCGCTATTGTCATCCGGCTTGAGCATGATCTCTGCGCCCGAGGTGGCCGCCTGGCAACTCGGCGGATACACCGTGAGAGGCTCCAGAACCTCGTAGTCACCGGCGTACTGAAAATTGCAAGTCGGATCGATGGTCACCCGGTCGCCCGGCCGGACAGCGCCTGCCAGATTGCCAAACGCATCTTGCGCGAAGAGTGAGGTGCGAAGCTTTACGGTGGGCGGCGTGACGTAAGGAGTAGCATCGAGGCCGAGCAAGCGATCGCGCTCATAACAAGTGAGGCGGCTGGCCTGGTCAAACGTCGCGGTGGCGTAATCCAGTTGCTGTTTCACCTTGTTGCGTTGCCGCGGAATACCTAGCCCCACAGCGCCACGCGCGAGCATGTTTGTCTTGTGCCAGAACTCCGGATAGCGTTCCTTAAAGCGTGAATAGAGGAGCCCGCAGCCACCGCCGGCACCCACGTTCGATGGATAATTGGAGCCTTTCGAAACCAGTTCGAACGTAGTCGGATCCACCTCTTCGGGCGTGCCGGGATTCAGGACATCGGGCACGCTGTAGACGGCCCAGTTGCCGTCATAGGTTGTGTTGGTGCCACCGATCGCAATCCGGTCCAACGCTTCGAACGGATGTGGATCCACAGTGGTGACAACCGGCCTGCCATCGCTTCCGGTGGCGATCGACGCAATCTCGCTGCACTGCGGAATGAGCAAATCTCGATAAGTTGCGACAAAGCGGTTCGCCGTGGTGTGGAGCGTCCGATCGCCCGCGTCCCAAGAGCCTGGCAGAATATGTGTGCGGTTAAACGTGAACACGCTGGATCGCGGCATATCGCAATTGAGCCCGATCTTGCCGCCATATTCCGACGAAAAACTGCGGCAGCATAGCAGAATCTGTTCGAGCACCGCCTGCAGCGTGGTCTGCGAAGTGAATGCATAATTGCCCGTGAAGCGCCGGCGTCCGTTCGCTAAGATCTCGTCGAAATATTGCGCGGCCTGATAGATCGATCCCCAATCAAATCGATTCTGCACAGCAGAGGGGAGCGCATCTGGGCCGGTGGTCAGAGAAAGTCCGTAATCGGGAAAGATCTTCCGCCGCAAAAGCACATCGACGAAGTGCCACGCTGGATTTGTGGTGAAAGCGTAGCCCGTCTGGTTTCCTTCATCATCAAAGAGACTGCAGCGCAACGCCCGCCACAGCCCGATCGGCGCGATATCGCCCCACTGCGTAGGATCGTTCTGGTGGGTGTTGGTCTGGTTTTGGATCGGCTGTTTGCGCATGATCGCGTAGTACGCGACGCGCGAATAAGCCAAGGGCTGAATAGCAGAGGGAAACTGCGCAAAGAGAACGTCGACGCCCTGGTCCGGACCGCTTGACGAGGGATTCAGGCCCGATCCAATAGTGGAATCGCAGCCGCTATGAAAATTGAACACAAGCGACGGACCACCGTCGAGCGCGCCCACCCAGGTCTGGCCGCTGAATCCCGAAGGCGGCGTGGCAGATGGCGCGAACGTTGTCGCGGTTCCACCGCCGGTCCACACGAGAACGTCATTGATCCACAGCTCACTGCATCCATCCCACTCGCCATGGCCCAGCAGCCAAGTTCCTACACGCGTATAGTCCATGTGCGAGTTGCCGGTATTCTGCAGCTCGTAGTACTTGTCGCGCTTGCCGGTCACCCAGGCATAGCCGTAGGTCAGCGGAATCGGCGTACCTGAAGTTTCGCTTGCAGAACTCGTCTGCGTTGTGAATGCATTTGCCATTAGATCTTTCGCCGCCTGTTGATGACGTTCGAAGCAGTGTTCGCGGTCGCTTCGCCGTAGTTCTTCTCGTAGTCATTCATGGTGACCATGATTCGCTCGAGCACCTGGCAGGTCTGAAAGCTATAACTGCATTCCGTGGCTTGTGTCGATCCGCAGCGGCGGCCGCCCCATTGCAATTGGCACGTCTCGCAATAGATTTCGAGCGGCGTATCGTCCTGCGAAGGGTTCAGCAGTTGGGAGCCTTTGAGCTGCACAGTATCGACGCCGATTTCGTCCACCGTGAGTGTGCCGTGTACTTCAAGCCAGGACGCCTGGGCATCGGGCTGCCATAGGCGATATACGAAAAACGCACCTTCGAGTGCCGATGCCCGTATGATCTTCTCGACGTCCCGCGAAAGAGTGTCGCCGCTAAGATTCTGCACGACGAAAGATCCAATGTCGGTCTGCAGCGAGCGATGAAATGAGAACTGCGAAACGCTCAGCAGCCATGGCGTATAGGTTGTCGGAGACGACGCTGGTTGCTCCCACTCGGGGGCTCCGGCATATGTGTTGTAGAGCCAAGTCACAGATGCGTGCACCGTATCGTCAGGGTTCGCGGAGGCAGGTCCGATGACATAGATCGCTGCCGGAAAAGAACCTCCAAAATAGCTCCATGCCGTGGTGAAGATCTGCACAGTCAAGACGGAGCCGGCATCGGGAAGGTTGGGAATAGCTACAGGTCCGGTGACCCCCAAGGCCGCGCCGACCAGGTGAACCCCGCCCACGCCGTAATCGTTATGAGAATTGTTAGTCGAAGGTGAGTACGTGAGCTGAATCGTCGCGCCGCCATTGCCGTCGAAGACAATCTCTGTGGTCCCGTTGGGGAAGCCCGTACCTTCAGTCCAGTCTGACCAGTTGATCGTGCAGGCGGCCGGCCCGTCCGGGACGATGAGTATAGCCCCTGGGCCGCTTGCCTCGACGTTCGTATCGGTAGGCACGCCGGTGATCACGTTCGGCGCCACGATCACACGATCTGACCAGTAGTGCAGGTTCCCATTCACGTCCAGGACGTCGAGAAGGTTGGCAGGCGCGATGCCCGTGCGCGCGCCGCCGATTGCTTTGAGCGAGGCAGGATAGCTGATCACCGCATCACCTGAAGGGCATACCAACTGATCTTGGTTCCTGAGGAGCTGCTGTTCTTGGCGGCATCCACAACGACCTGAACATCGTGAATATCGAGGCTTACATCGGGCTGCGAAAGCACCATCTGCGGCCCCAACTCCGTGGCCGCGTAGCAATCCACCGTCTGCAGCTTCACGCTGTCGAGATAGACATCGCACTGTCCGTATTCAGGGCCTCGCACGAGCCATAGTTGGAAGCCATAGCCGCGATACTCATAGGTCGCCCAGTCGCCCGCAGTGGCGCCCCCATCTGTCATCACCAGGCCCGGCAACGTCTCGCGTGCAACACCGCCAAGAGTCACGGTCGGCGCGGCCACTGCAGCCTCGGCCCATGCGCCACTGGTCGCGAGCTTCTGATCGCCACGATCGTTCGCGACAAAGAACATGACCGAATCGTGATTCCAGTCGGAGGGATAGGAAAGCATGGGAGCCTGGGGCATCTCTTCGAAGGTGACGTTCTGCACGTCATACATCCCGTTGCCCGTCTCCACCGGAGTCACTTCCGTGGTGAATCGTCCGACGTAGTGGCGGCCTCCGCCATCGTGATCGATGATCGTGAAGTAGCCGTCTTCATACTGCTCGCCGTACCACTTCAATCGCTGCACGCAATCCCAAGAACGAGTGCTCCAGGTGAAATTGAAGGTATGGCCCGTGTTCTGTGTTTCGCGCGTCCAGGGCGTTCCACCGATCGCTTTCTTGTGGAGTTGCGTTCCGGCCCGCTTACGTGTGAATCCGTAGTTCGGGCACATCGAATCTTGAATGTCCGATTCCCAGATCGCTGTCAGATTGAGGATGTCGGTCTCAGGCAAGTCCGCCTCCGGAGTTCTCTCCCATGCTGTCGTTCACCGCCGAGCGGATATTGTGCTTGTACTTGTCGAGGAACTGCGCCACGCCCTTGGCGTCGATCGCATGCACATGCATATCGCCCGTCCAGCCGGCGGGAGCCGACGCTGCCGGCATCGTGCTGCTATCGGCACCGTAATACTTGGCCATGTCTGCATGAGTCGCGCCGCTGTTGATTGCATTGAGCGCGCCGCCGTGGGTTTGTGCAGCCTGCTGTTCGACAACGAATTCGTTGCGCTGGAGGCGCGCGTAGCCGTGATCCGGACCATCGCTCAGCGAGCCGAAGTTGTCCACGGGACCGCCCCAGTCATATTGCGCGGCCTGCGCTGTATACATGCTCCTGCCCGCGCGCTGCTGCGCTGTGAGCTTGCCTTCGGCCTCTTTGATCTCTTTCTTGATGGTGTCCTGGTAGTAGCTCTGTGCAGCCGGTCCCATCTGATTCGTCGCTCGCGCTGCCTCCTGCTGCAGGCTCTCGATATCGCTGTAGGCGCTGAGATAATCCATCCCGCCCTGCTGATAAGAATCCTGGTCGTTGGCAATGCGCGGGCGCACCGTCTTCAAGTCATAGACACGCGCTTTCTCACGGCCGCCAAATCCAATTGCACCCAACAGTGCGCCAGCTCCCAGACCGATTGCCGCGCCCATCGGTCCGCCCAACGACATGCCGAGCTGCATGCCGCTCATGGCTCCGCTCAATGCACCGCCCACTCCACCGTTGCCTTCATAGGCCGAGAACAGTCCCAGCGCGCCACCAGCCGCGCCCATGGCGTTGGACTTGATTCCACCGCCGCCCAGCATGCCGCCGTTAGGATTTGTGCTGCCGCCTGCGACGAAATTGCCGCTCTTATCGAATTGGCCGTCGATCGTCTGGCCCTGAGTCTGCGCGTACCCGGCGCTCGCATCGCCTGTACCGGCCGTCGAGCCGAAGATGCCCTTAGCTTGCGTGTAGAGCCCGAGCCCTTGTTGCGCATCTCCCACCGCGACGCCGGTTCTGTTACTCGACGCAGGCGCGGATCCGGCGCTGCCGGCGGTGAAGCTGCTGCTCGCGCCGCCTCCTGCCACGCTGCCTGCGCCGCCCAGTGTGCTCGACGATCCGCCGTATCTACTCGCCCCTGCGGTTGATCCACCGAATTCGCCTGCAGCTGCTGTCGACCCGCTGATTGCGCCGGGACCTGACGAGTAGGTTCCGCTTCCGCCTGGAGCGGATGCGGTCCCTGTGCCGGCGGATATGGTCGCGTTGCCAATGCTAATCTGCGCCGTAGCAATTGCGAGACGTTCGCTCTGCCCGGCGCCGAGCGGCCTTGCATTACGCAGCATGCTCTCGTTCGCATCCGCGCCATGGTAGAAGACGCCAGGCTCATAAGATGACGAGGTGCCGCTCGATGAGCGTGCTGTGCCATTCGGCGTGCCTGCAATCCGCGACCAGACGTGATCCATCCCCCCGCCGATCGGTGACGATGCGCCTGTCCCGGCTCCCCCAAAGTGATTCTGCAAACGCTGCACCATCGCTGCGGCGGCCTGTCCTGCCATTTTGTCGCCCAGGTTCTTGAATGCCTCGGTAGGATGATCGAGGCTCTTGAAAAAGCCTGAGAACTCACCGGCCATCTTTTCGCGCGCAGCCTTTGAGGCTTCGACCATCTCCGCATTCTTGATTTCTTCAGCGGCGAGCACTCGGCGGTTGTAATCGTCGTTAGCAAGCCCCTCACGATCACGCTGCTCTTGAAACTTGGCCAGGCGTTCTTCGTATTCAGCCTCAATTGCCTTGGTCTGATTTTTCTCCGCAGACATGGACTTCGCTCGCGCCTCGGCCTCGATCTGCTCGGTCTCCTCGCTGTTCTTGCGGGCGAGATCGGTGGTCTGCTGATTGGCCGCCCCAGTGATGAAATCGGTGCCCTGCTTCAACGTACCCAGATGCGCCTGATAAATCGGGCTGTTCGGATCCGAGCCATATGCCGTTTCGTAATTCTTTTTCAAATCCTTGATATGCTTAGCGGCCTCCTCTTGGATGCGCCGGAAAGCGTTGATCTGATGGGAGGCACTCTCATCCGCCAATTCGTCCACTTGCTTGGTGAATTCCCGCTCGACCTCCAACTTTTGCTGATCTGCTTCTGTGTTTGCCGCGGCGCCGGCAACGGCTTTATATGCGGCTCCGTGGTCCGGGTCGCTATAGATTTTCTGAATTTGGGCGCTGCGTTCCGCTTCAATTTTCGGAATACCAGTCTTCCCGGCGATCGCCGCCCGTGCCTTAAGCTCGTCGAGTTCCCGCCCCTCATCTTGCAGGCGTCTCATCTCTTCGTTATGGAATTTGTCGTGAATAGCCTTTCGTGCAGCCACCGAATCCATGTCCTTAAATTTGAGTTCGTCGATTGCCGCCGATTCTTGCGCCTTGTATAGATCAACTCCGCGTAGACCGGCCTGCACTACCTCTGCGCGCATATGGGCCAGCTCCTGCGAATGTTCGCGCTCAAGATTGAATGTGTCAGCCTCAGCGTGCGCAATCGCAATTTGATCTTTGACTTGAGAGTCAGACAGGTGACCGGTCGACCAAAGACTGTTGGTGGCCACCGGGTTCCCATACTTGCCTTCTTTATCGGTTTGGTACCGGCCTTCCTCGCGATCAAGCTCTAATTGCTTTTGCTTTTCTGCAGTGATCTTTGCTTCTCCGCGCAGTCGAGCGTCGCCCGCGTGTTCCATTTCAATCTGGCTCACGTTAGACTGATGCGTCATGTCGGGAAGGCGGTCTTTCTGCAGCTTGTCCACCTGGCGCTGTTGATCCATGGCGTTCGAGCGAGCGTCGTGCGCCCACCATGAATAGCCGATCGCGCCGATCGGATCGAGGATGTTGATTCCCGACCGAGATTTTTCGTGGAGTCTATCGGCCTCGGCCTGGTATGCCTTCACCGCCGCGGTGGCCTCGTCGATGCGCATCCGAGTGGTTGCGATCGAGGTCGGATTTCCGAAATCTTCTGTCTTCGCCTTCGCGACTTCGGCATTGTAGTCTTTGAGAGCGCCATTCACGTCGAGGACGTTGTGCCATAACTTTTGCGCCCCGGCACTGAGTTGTTCAAAGATCATCGCGCCGATTTGGATTGAACCGAGAGCTATCAGGCCAGTTCCCACTGCGCTCAACGCGGCCTGCGCAATCTTGCTCTGGGCGACGAGCTTTACCATGGCGCGCGGAAGCCTGACGCCAAACTCTTCTGTGGCGAGCCGCGTCTTCTCGACTGCGCTCAACGAACCTGCACCTGCGGCATCCATCCCCTGTTTCACTCTTTGTCCAGAGGTGGATCCAGCCGCGCCAAGCTGCTGGAGGTTCTGAGACACCTTGGAGACGACGGCACCTGAGTTACCGTCGACAACGTTGATCGTAATTTGAACAGCAGAGGTCTCTACTGCCATGACTCACTTCTTCCCAAGATTGAATTCGACGCCGCACCCGACGCACTTAACGCTGAATCGATTCTGCTGACGGGCTCCACATGCACTGCAGGCCGGATGTCTGCTCTCGAATCCGCCGCGTGCGCGCCCCAGGGCAACCAGACCGCTCGCCTCAAAGGAGGCCAGGTCAACTGCCGAGAAGCCGATACCGGCCTTTTGCTGGGCTTCAAGCCGTAATAGGTGCTGGGCAAAGTCGTAATAACCGGGAGAGAGTGTGCGTGGCGGGACCTGAAAGGCCATGCGTTCGCGTGTCTCCGCGTTGGCGCCAGCGGATTCGCGATCGATGCGGGAGCGCACGTAGTCTTGCTCGAAGATTTCTTCGAGAGCCATACGCACGCCTTCCGCATCATTGACCACATCGATCATTCCGCCTCTTCGAGCACGTTGGCGGCGGCCGGCGAAAAGAGGATGTCGGCTGCAGCTACTTTGTGATAGGTGTCCATCTCCGCCACGATGCGATCGCGATCATCACCGAGCGTGGCGCCGTTGACCTGGTAGCCGTCGACGCTCACGATCAGCTCGTCATAGAGTTCGACCAGCGTGGCCTGGGGGCCGAGCCACAGCGTTTTGCCTTTGCGAGATCCTCCGATGATGCGAGACTTGCTCGATTCGCGCGAGTAACGGCGCTGCTGCTCGGCGTTGGGCGTCTTGAATTTGTGGCAGAGGCCGCTGTATTCCTGCATCTGGCCAGAATCATCTGCGCTCCAGATCGCTTTCAGGTAGATAGCCTCAGCGCCCAGCACAATGGGATCGTCGTCCGAGGGCTCAGCGCGCTGCACGCTTACGATCACATTGCCTGCGGCCAGGCGGTGCGAGAGCGGCAATAATTGCTGCCATCCGGATGTGGCAGTTACCTCGCCTCCATCCGCAGTGCTATAGCCCTTTGCGTTGACCAGGCTCTGTTCGACCAGCTCCAAACGGGCAGAGCTGGAGTCGAAGCTGTCAACTCGCTTGCCCGCCTGATTCTCCGATGTGGAGAGGATGCCCTCGAAGTAGTGCAGCCATTGCTTTTTCGTGATTCGGCCGATGGTGAGCAGATAAAGCTTTTTGCGATCGGTGATCGCGACGATACGCGGTGTTGCGAGTTCAATAGATGCCATGAGTCCTTCTTTGGAGTTTTGGATTTTGTCTTGCCCAGGGTGAAGGACCCTGCATTTCTTGAGGCTCGCGGAGTGGGGCGAAACCTCGATTCAGCGAAGCGGTGCCGAACCTTAAAAAGTGCGGAGCGCGCCCAGACGCGCCCCGCGGAGGAAATCGTTAAGCGCCGACCAGGTATGCCGGCACGGTATTGGTGACCTGGATCGATATGGGGGGAACGCCCGCAGCCTGATATGAGGTGGTTTCGTCCGCCTCGACCTGCCATACAACCATGTCGCCGTCGAAACCGAGCTTGGTGGTCTTCAGGTTGATCGCCGGAATTGAGATGACCATCTGCACCGCGGCGCCCGAGTTCACGGTCAGCGTATAGGCCGACGTCGTATTGTTTGCGAACAAGGTGTAGATGTCGTCGGTGTCCTTCGCTGCGAACGTCGAGCTGAGCGAGAACTTCGGATTGCCCTTGCGTACGAAGATGCCATAAAGACCACCGCCCGGAGCCTTATGGACAACAAGCTGATTCTCGGCCTTAACCGTCGAAGTCATGTGGCGGCCGATGAAGGCGGCTTGCGCGCCGACTGGACCGAATGACAGAGACGCGTCCGACCCTAGCAAGTAGCTTTCGCTCGGGACCGCGGGGAGCCCTGCCGCCATGGCGCCCAGGATCTGGCGGCCGGTGCCCATCATCGTCATCTCGGCCGTCACTGCGCCGATGTCGTTGATGGTCAGGGTCACATCGTTCATGCACATGTCGGGGCACTTGTATTTCACGCCCTCGGTATCTTCGAGATAGATTGTGGTCGGCACGGCGGTGCGCGTCGATTCGTCGAAGGTAAATGTATGCGCATAGGGCGATGCGGCGCCCACAACCGTGTCCTGGCCCATCAGGAAGGCAAGAGCATAGCCCACAACTTCCGGAGAGGCTTCCACCTTGAAGCCGGAGAACTTGGTGTCATAGCTAGTGATCTGCCCGTTTGTGGCAAAGGCCGTGCCTTTGCCCGAGTAATCAATATCGGAACGCCGCGTGATGGTTTGCTCTAGCACGGCCGCGCCGTCGAAGCGTTGGCGTCTGGTCAATGCCGCATCCGCAAGCGCCGTATTCCAGGCGAGCTGAGAATTCCAGCTCAGCATCAGGTTTCGTGCGCTTTTCCATTGAGACTCAAAATTGTACGGTCCAGCCATTTACTTGCCTCCCTTTGTCGCCGCCTGGGCAATTTGCGCCTTCAGCGTGGCCTCTTCGGCCTCCAGTGCGTTCAACGTTGTTTGCGGGTCCGCCGTGGTGGACGCCAGCTCAAAGATTGCCTTCCCTTGCAACATCTGTTTTGACAGCACCTTGGTCCACTCGCTCGACAACACGCGCGTCGTCGATCCAGGCGTGAACTTATAACTGAGCCGATGTGCGTTGATCTGGATCACACCGTTGACGCCGGCAGCCTGGACACCTGCCGCGGTGAGCTGCACATTTACGAAATCGGATTGCGTCGCTGTCGTCGTCATTCTGAAACCTCATTGCCCTGGTTGAGCATTCGCGCCGCTGAACTGGGCGATGCCATTAACAAGCACCACAACGGAAAAGAGCTGATCCACCGGTCCCGACTCCGCAGCCACGAGCGATACAGACTTCATCGTGATCGGCATCGTCTTCGACCCATCGGCCAACACCAGGCGCGCGCCAGCGAGCTGATCCTGGACGGTGGCCACCAGCACAAGAGTTTGTTTGCGCTCATCCGCTTTCGAACGAAGCGAGGATTCAAAGCACAGCAGTTCGAAGGGAAGCCCCGCCTCATAGGTCAGCCGCTGATTGTCGCGCAGATTGTCGTAGTCAGCGCCAGCGAAGCGCACCCGTACCGATGGTGGCTGTAGAACAAGGCGGCCTTCCTCGTCGAAGTCCTTGTCGCCGAGCGAATCGATCTGCACCTTCGCGCCATAAGCCGCGGCGAGATTTGAATTGAGGAGCCCGAGGAGCGCGGCCTCAACATAATCGATGCGAAACGTCGAACTCACCGGACACCTTCCAGTCCCGCCGCCTTCTCAGCTTTGCCGACATAGCGGACGACGATCCCGCGGATGCGCGCCGGATCTTCGGGCCGGAAGACCAGATAAGGCCTCGGCGGAATGTTCTGATGGCGATCATGGGCCACGACGTTCGTTATGTTGCGCGGTCCGATGCGCTGGATCTTCTCAGTCACGAGATTTCGCGGTCCAGCAAGCTTCGTCCGCAAAGCTGGCCGCCGAGCGCCTTTCCGCGCCGGCCCCTCAAGACGGGTCGTCGCATAGCCAGGATCTTTCAGTCGCGCACGGCTGCCGGAGAATTGCGACTGAAGACGTGTGTGCTCGCCGACCTCGACCGTCGCTTTGGACTGCGCCTCGGTTTGCGGGCCAATCGCTACGCCGCGATCACGCGATCCGAACTGATGCACCGCCGCATACTTGAGTACCGTGCCAATCACGACGCCCATGCCTCGCACCGCATAAGTGATGGAGTTCAGCAGCGTGCCTTTATTGATCAGCATCTTGTGGCCTGCCCCATATCGCTTCGGATCGCGCTTGATTGTGTTGGGCGAGAGAGGCACCCAGGAGTTTGCCGGCGAGCCTTGCTCGCGAAAGGTGCGCCGCACTGACAAGAGCTGCGAAGCGCCAATCTCTCGCATCAGCTCATCATGCTGCTGCAGTGAGAGGCTGAACTTCGTTAACGCCAACACCACGCGGCTTTCATCGACCTGGATGACTTCAGTGCTCATACGAAGCCCTCGATATTGCGATCGCTGAAGCGCAGATGGTAATCCTTACGGGAAAGCTCGGGGCCAGCCAGCGAAGCCTGCGGAACAACCGCCGAAGCGGGCTGATCGAGCGAGGCCTTCGCATTCGAGATGTCCTTCAGGAATGCAATCGCCTGGTTGAACCGCTCCTGCACCGTGTCGCTGATGCGGGTCTCGCGCCGTCGACTAAAGAGCAGATAAACACCGATGTCCAGCGTGAGAGCCTTGACATCATCAGACTGCTGCAGGGGCGTGACGTAGCGCGCGCGGCAATAGCTTTCGACTCGGCCCGACGCCTCCTCAAGCGCGGCCGAGACGATATCAGCGTTGACCTCGCCGGTATCGTCGTCGTCCGTCAGCTCGATTAGGTCCTTCTGTGTAAGGCGTAGCGGGACCAGGTCGTCTTGAGTTGCGTAAGGCATCGGGCGCTCGGCTACTTGGACTCGATTACGTTGAGGGCCTTGAGCGTCTCCGCTTCCTTGGCCGTGAGTTCGACCGTCGCGTTAGGCGCGTAGTGCTTGCCACCGTGGCGGAGGTTGCTGATCACTTTGTAGGGCTTCGTCTCGACCTGCTCGGGCTTCTCGTTTTTCGTGGCCATATTCGGTCCTTCCTGGTTCTGCTTCTCTTTGCTCAAAGGGCGCGGGCTATCCCTCGATATCGCTGGGAACCACGCCCATGGTGGGAGCGGTGACAGCATTGAGAATCGGGATCGCGGTTTCAACGGCCGTCACCTGCAGACCGTAATACCAGTCAACAGAGGCCCAGTACTTCTTGGTCGAAAGGTGCGGATCGATCCATTCCAGAACACCATATCCGTCGACCGTGTTCATCGGTCCGGGTATCGTAACGCCACTCTCGCCCTGGCCGCCCGTCCACACGAAAGTCTTCGCGCAAGAGACGTCGTCCATCGTCGGAGCAGCTTGCGTGAAGGCGAGCAACGCATTGTTACCCCACACCCACGAGGCGTTGTCGCCCTTGTCGAGCTGGATTGCGCTGGCGATCTCGACTTCGACGCCGAACACGGAACTGAGCTGATTGAGCGAGACTGCGCCCTGGGGGTTGGTGAACTTGAACCGATCGATGATGTCCGGGTGATTGCGCAGCTTCACGAAGACGGGATCGGAAAGCAGAAGCACCATCTGCGAGTCCTGAATGCCAGCCTGGCGCAACAGGGCCTTATAGCTATCCACGACGGGTATCGGATGCGATCCGTCATTTCCCGTGTTCACCGTGGAGGGATATGCATCCCACATCGACGTGCCCGAGAGCGTGACGCCGTTCGGAAAGTTGCTGGTGTTCAGCAGCAAGTTTGCGATCGCCACTTCGCGATCGAGATTGATCTGATTGATCAACTGCTGGGTGAGCTGCTTCTTCGTGCTGAAGCCCATTCCCAAGCCATAAGCCTCGCTCTCGAAGGGAACGTCGCCGTCGAGTGCGTGGGACTGGCACATGTAGGGCGCGGTCGAATAACTGCGCCGGGTAGTTCCGGGCTTGGCTCCGGGCGCGCGAAGCGTCGAGCCAGGACGACGGAAGTCGTCGCGATTCCAGACCACGTACTGATAGCTTTGGCGCGCCACAGGGACGCGGGGCGCAAATCGATCGCCCACGAAGGCATTGTTACGGAATTCTTTGGCGAAGTTGCTCAGTGCAACGTTCAGAGTTCCTGCCGGCATTGTCGGGACAAAAGCGCCCATTGAACATTCCTCCTGCCGCTCGTGAGCGGGTGACTCTTGTTATTGCGCTGGGCGCGTTACTGCGCGCCCAGGTGAGACTGACTGCGCGACCTGGCTTAGTTGAAGGCCTGGCCGCCAGGGCCACACACAAAAACGGTGATGTAATCGCCCGCGTTGGGATTGCCCGAAAGCGCGACCGCAATGACATGCTGAGGTGTGACGGCCGGGATTAACTGCCCAGCGGCGTTAGTGGTGAGTTTCTGCAGGGGTGTTACGGCGGCGCCGATCTGCGCCACGGCCTGCCCATGCTCGATTACCGAGATGGGGTTCTGGGCCGATACCGCATCCTCTTCGATCAAACCAACGCAAGGTTCACCGGCTGTGGTCGCCAGGGCAGCGTGATACTCGTCGGTGCCATAGACAACAGCCAGGCCGCGCTGGAATCCGGCCACGGCAGCGGGTAGCAGGCTCTCCTTGATCTGCGGTCCCTGCGGCCCCTTCAGTTCGACATTGATGTTTGCCATATGCCCTCCTGGGGCGAAAGTCTGAAAGCTGCGGGCGAATCACGGCGCCCGCTCCGTCGCCATGCAGAGAACCACACGGCGCGTGGAACTGCTAGACTGCGCCGGCCGCCGCACTGCCGGCGTTTACCAGCTCCGGACGTTCTGTCACAACCTGGTCGAGCGCCTCGCTGAAGGTGATGTTCTTTTCCTTCTGCCGGGCGCGCGCTGCCGCCGTGAGCGGATCGTCTTTTGGATTAACGCTTGTTGGCGCTTGCGAAGCACCGCTGAATACCGCGCCGCTCGGCACAATCTTCGGCAATGACTCCATAAAGCTGGTGAACACCTGAAGGGGAGCGACTTGCGGTTTCTTTCCGTCCTGGCCAGCCTCGCCGAACTCGATGGTCGTCGTGACCTTCGCCAGCTCGTCGAACACCAGGGGAAGCCCAGCCTTGTCGAAGGCGGGAACCCAGCGACCCTTGCTCTTGAGGCCATTGATAGCATCGAGCGCACGCTGTTGTGTCTCGGTAAGAGCTGCCCGAGACTCGCGCTCGGAGAATTTTGCAGTCTGCGCGGTCAGGTCCGTCTGCAAGGCGGAGACCTGGTCCTGCAGCGGCTTGGTTGCGGCTGTCACAGCTTCGGCGGCGATCCGCTTGACGTCGTCCTCGCTGAATGTCTTCGGTTGTGCGGGAGCCCCGAACATCTCGGCGAAGAACTCCTTGATCTGATCCTTAACGGGCTTTTTGTCGTCCACAGTTTCCTCCTCGCCGAAATCAACCGCCGTGAATCGCCGGTCTCCATCGTCGAAATTTAAGTTTTTGAGTCCCTTGACCTCGGGAGGCTGCGCACCGAGGAATGCCACATGCCGCAGATTGGTGATGCGGCCCTTGTCGTCGAGATAGAATGCGGCCGAGCGCTTCTTATAGCGGCCGGCTTTCACCGCGGCTTCAAACGCCGGATCGACTTCTTTGAATTTCGCCAGAAGCGTATTGCCGTTGCGCATGAGCCGTGAAGCCCATCCATACGCGGGCAGATTGTCTTTCGGATGGCCGACGCATGCAGGAGCTTCGTGACCTTCAGATCCTTCCGGATCATAGTTCGCGATTACACGATCGAGGTCCTCCTGGCTGAAAGTGCCCTTATCGCCGTAGCTTCCGGTACGGAAGATTTCGACCCATCCATTGCCGAAATCGGCCAATTGAACGGTCTGAGCGCATGTGCAGTTGGCACAGTCGCAATCTTTATGGGAGCAGTCTTTACAAATCCCGCTCTTGCAGGGATCGCACTCGCATGCGCACATGTTCGTGCCTGCACTATCTCCGCCGGTATTTGTAGTTACGGCCACGAAGCCAATGTAAGTGGCACAGAGGATATTTGTTGAGGACTACGCAATAGACGCGATGAGTGCGATATATGCACTGTTGCGGGAAGGGATTAGTAGGCGAATGCCAGTGTTTATGCGGCTAGCAGCGACCGAAAGCTAGTCTGCTGAAGTTCGATCATAGCCAGAGGCATGGTCCGCAGACGGTCAAGGCCGCCGTCTTCACTGCCTTCCGGAGCTTCATCCGACGTGATGGGTACAACTGAACAGCGGCAATTGAAGTCCCACGGTGGGTAAATCCTACGCCATACCGGATCAATTGCGCGAGCCGTGAATCCGTCCAGCTCAGCATGACCTGGCCGCACACGCATATCGCCGACAGTCCAGTATTGCCAGAACGGCAGCGCCTCCTGCATGTGCGGCTCCTGCATCTGTTCGAGCCGGCCATTGGAGTAAGCCTTTGCCACTGTGGTGTGAAAGACGGTGTCCAGTTCAAATGCGGTGAGATTGGCGACTCCAGCGTCGCTCGTGATCTTGCCAACGGCCGCTCCCCACTCCGCGCGGGTGCCTCCGTTCGCCAGCGTATCGGCCAGCTCGTCGCGCACCTTGGCGATGACGCGCTGATCGTTCGTGCCGGCAATCGTAAAGGCGTCGCTGCGATATTGGCGAGTCAGTCCGTCGAAGACATGCCTCGTCACCGGCGTGAGCTTACGCAGGTACTCGATCGCGCCTGTGGCCGGAACATCCAGACTGAATCCGACGTCGAACATGCCGTCGTCCATCTGCTCTGCGAAACTGCGGACCAGGCGCGATCCGGTGGCGAGCTGCATGGGCCGGCGCGTCTTCGCGAGGCCCACGCGCACAATATGCAGCCGCCCCATTAGGTTCGAGGCGGCCATATACTGGGCCAGAGCATCCCCGATCTGAACCTGCGGCTGAATCACTTGCTACCTCGCAGCCAGGCCGCTGGCCAGTTCGCTGATGCGCTTGCGATAGATCTCGACCGATTCTCCCTTGAGTTGCGAGAAGAGACGATCGAAGTCCTTTTGTTCGCGGGCGACGATCTGTTTGGTCGTCGGCTCCGAGAACTCCTCATCCGGCTGATCCTCATCGTCATCGCCCGGATCGGCGTCGTCATCTGGATCCGCGTCTGGATCGGCGCCTGAATTCGGCGGGGCCGCCCCAAAGGGCGCCGGCGGAGTTGGGGCCTTCAGCACGACATCGCCTTCCTCAGGAACAGGCACGCCGTAAGTTTCGGATACGTAGCCCTGGCTGATGGGGAAGCCCATCTTCTGCAGCCCCATGTCCACAGTGATCCGATCGGTCAGATCTTCCTGCTCTTCGATGTTGAACGTCCACTCCGGAACGGGCGCGTTCGGCCCGTAGTTCCATAGCACCAGCGGGCGGATAAGCTGACGGTTGACGACAGAGGCGACGGCGCGGCAAAGCTCGACAGTGCGCTTCTGCAGCGTGTCGGCATGCACTTCGCCTTGAGCCTTTGCGCCCGTGCCGCCTTCGTTGCCGAAGCTGGTCAGCGTCTCTCCCAGGATCTTGCGCGCGATGGAGTACTGCATTGCCTGGAAGAAATTCTCATAGACGGCCGGATCCTGCGATCGTGCCACCTTGAGCAGCTCCTCGTCATAGCTGAATCCCTGGGGAACGGCGATAGCCACGTTGTCGATGATGGCCTGCGCGAGAGCGGCGGCCTGCTGGCGCTCGGCGACGTTATCGGCGTCGTTGTACCTCACAACCGCTGTCCCCGGCCCCTTCTCGGCGAACTGCATCCATAGCCGCTGGATATTGCGCTTGAACCAGCTCGGCCAGAACACGGACTTCAGAAGCGGCCGTCCCATGCGATTGCGGCCGCGTTTGCGATAGGTGAAGACGATGAACTTCTCCTCGGGTACCAGCGTCCCCGTAGATGCCCATGGTTGATCGAGAAACTGCAGCTGTCCGATCTGAGGCTGGTAGCGATCGCCAAACAGAAACAACTCTTGCGGACAATCGTTGATCTCAGCCAGCGAAGCCTGTCCCATGCTGGTATCGAAGATCATCTCCTGGACGCTGAACCCATAGCCGGGCGCGTCCAGTACGCAATCGAGCACCGAATGGAAGTCAGGGATCAGCGCGATCTGATCTTCGATAAATTCCTTAACGTCCAGGCCGAGCTGCGAATCGGCGCCGGCAATCACGCTGCGATCGCGCTCCAGCACGCTAAGCCGCAACGTGTCGAGCGCATTGCCTACGTCTTCATCCTTTTCCTCCAGTTCGCGATAGAGAAGCATCGCCTGGGGGTGGTTGTAGATCATCGTCGTCCAGATTGTGGACGGATCGCGCATCCCGCCAAAGGCGAGCGAATTGCGATAAAGCGAGATCTGCGACATGTAGAGCGCCGCATCCGTAACGATCTTGCCCTTCGCGGGCAGAGGCGGAACGGCTTGCGGTTGATTCTGATCGTCGGCCATTACATGTAGCCTCCAAGGCGAGAATAAGATGTGGGCACAAGCGGCGCCTGCATTCCCAGTTCGCAGTTGCCGGTGTCGGCCGCCAGATCCGCCAGGGCCTTGGCCCAGAACGCATCGGCGTGGGCATAGAGCTTTTTCTTGACGCCGCCGGCGACGGCCGTGTCGACCTCGATGCGCGGCGCATCGAAGGTGACACCGGTGGATGTGGCCTGGCGCTTGATGGCCTGCAACTCGGTGCGGATGCGCCCGTCGTGCGGAATGCGCGAGCGCATTTGCTCAAAGCGCTTCTTGATCCGGATCGCCATATCCGTCTTGAGCCGGACACCATTGTCATTCGTTCCGCCGAAGCTCACGCCGAGCAGCCGGCCTGCGTTGGTTTCATTGAGCATGTCGTAAAGCCCAACGCCCATGCCTGTCTTGTCGATCGCTGCCCGGCTCGCCATTCTGACGATCGGATTGAGCGCCCGGAACTGGTTGGGGAAAGTGACGTTATGCAGCCAGATCACGCCCCGTGTCCAGGCAACATCGCCGATCTTCTCGTCAAGCCACAGACAAGAGGCATCGTGGTCGCGGCCGACATCGATGCCGGCGAAGAGCGGCCCGCGCGGATTGAAGTTCGGATCGAGATCGATCGTCATGCTCGAATTCGAATCCAACTGGAGCAGCTTCGCGCCGGCGGCATCGTCTTCGCACGCCGCGATCAGATCGAGCGTCAACCAGGCGCCAGTGGACTTGAGGAAGACACAGCAGAATTCCTGATTCCAGGTGTCGTCGTCATTCAACCCCAGGCGCATTCCGTCGATGTCGATCGGGCATCCCTCCGCAACGGCGCGGTAGACGTCGACCCAATGGCCGGACCATCCGTTTCGCCTTACCGGTAGATCCGCCGGCGCGACGCCGAGATCAAGGCCAAGGTCGCGCGCAATATCGAAAAACTTGCCTTGCTCGCCGTTAGGCGTGCTGAGCACTTCAAGCGAGTTGCCGAGCGCCACCTGGCGGAACACGGCCGCAAAGATCGCATAGCTGTCCTCGTGATGCCCGAACTCATCCAGGACGGCGTCTCCGGGATAGCCGCGAGCCGTGCGCGGGTTTGCCGGCAGCGCGATGATGCGGCTGCCGTTGGGAAAGGTAATCTTGCTTTGAATGGCTTCGATGCGGCCGAGCGAATCGACGAAATCCTCGTTGGCAATGTGCTGTGCCGTACCTCCCATGAGCTGGCAGAGCTTTGCCGCTGTCTCCACGAACTCGACAGATTGGGCCTTCGAAGCACTGAGCACCGTCGTGGTCCGGCCGGGAATGCGCATGGAGATTTCGTCGCGGCGATAGGCAGTCGCGAACGAATAGCCGATACGGGCAGATTTCACCGCGCACTTGAACCGCGTGTCATCGTCGATCCAGCGCTGCTGGTAGGGCCGCATCTGCAGAACGGCCGGAAGCTTGATCTCGTGATCGAGAACCTCAATCATGAGCGATCACCAACGGGGGAAGGCCGAAGGTGCGCTCGCGCAGAAGATTGATGTCTTCGATTGAGAACTGGCCTGTGCCTTTCTTCGCCGCGCTTTGCGTGGCCTGGTCAACGCGTTCACGCGCCTGGCGTTCGCGCTCCTCAAGCAGCTTTATCTTGCGTTCGTCGGTGGCCACCTTGCGCTCTTTGATGTCATTGGCGCGGCGTCCCTGCATGATCTCCGCCAGCGCTATCAATCCCTTGGTGGCGTTGAGACGGCCCTTTGGTGTGGAGTCTTCGGCCAGGATCGCCATGAGCTGATCCCGCGCCGCATTCAATACGGCTTCATCGCCGCCGGCCACGACGGATTTTGCAAATGCCTCGGCGATCTCCCGAGCCTGCGCTGAGCGCGACATCGTCTCTTCGGTTACCTGGCGTACGCGCAGATCGTGCCAGCGATGCAGATTCGTGTACGGAATCTGGAGATTGGGGAATAGTTCGAGCACGGGAGTCGGCAGAGACTCCCAGTCGACGAAGCCGCCCTCGCTCTTAGGAAGCGACGACAGCTCCTCGATTTCCTTCCACGTTTTACCGACGTCGCGCAGCTGGAGAATCGCTCCGCGCACCTCCACCGGAAGGCGATCGATTTTCAGCGGAAGATTTCTTTGCCGCTTTTCGCCGGTTCTCACTCGGGGCTTTGTCATGGCTAGTCGATCAGTACGTCATCGTTGCTCTTGCGCCGGATCACTACGCCGAGGGCCATGGCCGTCAGCTCGATCTCAGAGATCTCCGTACGGCCGCTGAGTTCATTCACCTTCTGCTTGAAATCGAGGTAACCGAGCACCTTGAGATCCTGCAGCATGGTGATGACCTGGTCGCGCCCCATGGTGTGCCCCAGTTCCTGCATCATGGCGAATACTTCAAAGTCATCCATGCGCGAAAGCTGTGCTTCATGGCCTTGGCGCACAAACTTCAACATCGTGCCCCGCCGCCGCCTCGTCTGGATCAGTTCACGCTCCGCATTCATCATTTCCACCCCCAAGGTCAACCCCGTTTATCCCGCTCATCCAGACGCGTATGGATTCGTTCGATCGAACGGGCCACATCGCTCATGACCACATCCTGTTTGTCCAGCCGCTCCGAGATGCTTCCAAGCTCCCGGCCGGCATAGATCGCCAGCCTCCGTACCTCTTCCGACTGACGTCCGCCCTGCTCAGCCAGTCTGGTCAGAGCATCCGCCGTTTTGCCCTGGGCCGAAGCGCCCTGCTGCACGCTGTTCACGACGGCGGAGAACGTGGTCTGCACCGTCTCGTTCATCCGGGACAGGAAGCGGCCGAGGAATGCGAGGGAGACCAGGGCGACGATCGGCCATGGCCCCCACACTCCGAGCAGCCGGAATGCCTCAAGAGGCTGGCGCTGCAGCAACTCAAAGAGAGCCAGGACAACCGCGGCGCCGCCCGCCGAACTCAAGGCCACCCGGAAGTGCTTCACCCAGCCAACCCGGAAACTGGCCTCGGCCACTCCTTTGGGTGCTTCCACAGAGCCAATCCCGAGGGTTGTCATCGTCTACCCTCGCCGCCGGCCAAATCTGACTTTCCACCGCCCATTTTCGGTCCTCGCCGGATCTCTTCCCGGTTTTTTAGGTTTTTGGACCCCTGGGCCGGTCCACGTCTCCCAGAAGCGCCCCGCAATCAAACAGAAAAATACCGTTTCAGCGTTCTCGCGGCGAGGGTGCCACTACCCCCGCCAAAATTTCCACCGACGCGTTCTAGGGCCTCCTAGCGCGATTTCGGCTTTTTCGCTCCCGTCCTGGGGGCGCCTACTGCACCGCCTGGTTCGAGGGCCGGTTCCAGATAGCCTCGAAGTTACCCTCGAAGCGGGCTACCGAGGCGGGGTCTCTGACCAGCAAAAGAGAGTTGTCCTGGACCTTCTCGCCGCTGGCGCTCCAGTTCGCCGATCCCTCCCTGAGGAGTACTCCGTCCACGACGTATGCCTTCAGGTGCGCCAGGGCGACCACGCCTTTGATTCGCATGTGGATGTTCGGCTGCCCACCAAACAGCGCGTTGAGATCCGTTCCACCCTTGGCTCCATGCGCCCGCTCCCCGGCGTATTGCGTCTGATCGCGATAGACACGGATGGCTACGCCGCGCTGGGCCAGCTTCACAAGCTCCTCGGCAATCGGCTTGTCGTCCATCGCATAGGTGGAGATGTCCACCGACTTTCGCGCAGTGTCGAGCTGCGCCACGTCGATCAGCTCAAGATTCTCGGCCGGCGAGTAATGTGCTTCGATGACTGGCGGTGCCGCAACCTGAGCAAAGACCGGCCGCATATGTCCGTCGTCATCGCACCCGCGCAGGAATGCCCCTAGGCAAATACCGGCCGAGCAGACTATGAGCGCACGGCCCAAGTTAAGCATTGGGTGGTTTGTCCTACCTACAATCGCAACCTGCATACTCTCTCCAGTTCTATGCCGGCGCCCGGAGGGTTATCCGAGCGCCGGGTTAGGGTTGATGTGCTCCAGTGGCCTTCTAGCCGCCTTGTAAATCTCTCGCTGTGCCTGCCCTGGCGCCTGCTATGCGTTTTAAGTTATGTGTGGATCCGGCGCAGGACGATCATCAGAATCAGCGCCAGAAAAGGAAATGCCTTCTTAAGGTCTATGCCCGCCGCGCCGGCCGCCAGCTTGATTCGTGTAAGCAACAGCCTGGCCTCGTCGCGGTCCTTGCGCACAGACGCTGATGCCGCCTGCTCAATTGCAAGCAGATTCTTCGCGACCGTTGCGCCGCGCTTCGTTCCCAGCCAGAACGCGGCGATAATGGCCGCCACGATCCAGACGCCGTAAAGAATCACCATGGTCTCTCTCCTATTGCTGCGGGCCGCCGGCCCGGTTGTTGAGAACATCCGCAGCGCGGTTGATGCCGTACAGCGCGCCACACAGTCCAGTTGCAAACAGCGTGAGACTACCAACGGCCTGGCTAAATTCAGCCGCAGAGATCGGGCCGTGTATCTTCCAAAGCAGTGCCGAGACAAATCCCAGAGTGAACAAGATCACGGCGACAATACAGAAACGCGAACTCGACGCAGTGCCGTCCGACTCACTCAGCATCGAGCGCAAATAGCCCTGCGCCCAGTTGTCGATCCCGTTTACCATCGCCACATCTCGCAAGTCGCCACGCCTACAGCGCCACCAATCGAAGCTCCGCGAGCGGGGTGCTTTGAATCGACAGCCGCGCCCAGGCCCGCCCCACCGCCTGATATGGCCAGGCATTTCCCGATGTGCCCAAGCCGCTGCATCAGTGTGCCGCCCTTGGCTGTTGCTTCCCACGTATCACGCTCGGTCGTCATCGCCTTCAATTGCGTTTGCGTGCCCGTAAGCTGCGTCTGCAGATCCGCGCCGGTGAGTTGGCATGCCGACAGCTTTGCGCCTGTCTCATCGCAATTGAGTTTGTAGGTCTGCAGGGCCTGCAGGTCTCCGGCCGGAATCTGGACCACCGGAGCGCCTGCGACCTGCTCTGTCTTGCCATCGACGACCTGGGTCGTAGGAGGTGGCTGCACAACCGTTGCCGGCTGCGGAAGATTCGGAATCAATTTAGCCAGGTCAACCACAAACTGGTTCGGTGTGACCGGCTGGCTCTTTTGCGCTTCGAGCGTGGCGATACGCGTCTGCAGCTGCGCTGCCGTCTGGGCCTGGTCGGCTTTCGCTGCGTCGATCGACTTCTGCGCCGATAAGATTACCTGCTGTTGAGCAGTCTGAGTGCTCTCCGCTTTTAGCCGCGCGTCATGCTCCTGCAGCCAGGTCACGGTTCCAAATACGACAAACGCGAGCAGGCAAACGCCGGCACCGATCAGCCACCATTTAGAGATCGTCACGCGGCCACCGCCGTTTCCGCCGCCGGATCGTCCGGTGGAATCTCGTATTGCGTCAGATCGTAGAGCCGGATCAGATTGAAGAGTTCCGACCCATAGGCTGGATTGGTGGAGTAGCCGCACACCTGCAGCTCTGAAGCGTATGCCGCGGCATTGTTCCGCACCGACATCGCCGGCTTGTACCGCGCTGTCAGGGCCAACAGCACCGCGTGCGCATCAAAGCTCGCGGCCGGCGAAGCGTAGCGGGCGAACTTCGCCATCTCGCTCACACGGCGCCCGTCCACAAACTCCGTAGTCGGGAACTCCGTATAGCTGCTCGAATCGGCGTGCGCCGTCGCCTTGATGCCAAAGAAGTTGTTTGCTTTGCGGGCAAGGGCCGACTGCCCCCAACCGCTTTCGAGGATCGCTTGCGCGATGGTCACCGATGCCGGCACGCCCCACTTGCGCTGGGCGGCCTGTGCCGCGGGAACGACTGACTTAAGGAAATCATTCTGCTGCGCATTCATCGCTCGCCCCTCAAACCGGTATCAACACGGGGCGAGTGCGCGGCGGCCGGGAACAAGACGAATCGAAATTCGCGCACGGCCGGATCTCCACGCTGCTCTGGCTCTTCGCAATCCTTTCTTCAGATTGGCAGTGCCTTTCCCGCAGGTGAGCCCAGATTAAGGCGCGGCTTCGCCGCGCGATGAGGGGCCTGAGATGCACGCGACATGTGCGATAAAAGAGGAAACCGCCCATGGGAATGGGCGGTTCATCGGATATACGGGTTCTAGGACGGAGAAGTTATCAAGCGAATCAGAGCATAAACGATTCCAGCCGTGACAGAGAAAAGCCAAAGGCCGATGAAAACACCCCAAGCCGTGTTCCACACTGCCGACCTAGGACGTCGAGCGAAAACCCTTTCGTAAAGCTGGTCCGGAGAAAGTCCCTGGGCGGCGCCTTCCGCGCAACCTGTGTGTTCCTTATCAAAAAGGCCGCTCCAACCGCCGCAGTATTTGCAGTGCGCCACCTCATCCTCGCTTTCATGTGGGAATGACCTAATTCCCGAAGCTTCCAGTGATATTTCAAATCAAGGGTTGTCTATTCTCAGCTGTCATTGCTGCAGACGGGTAGACCGATCCAGCCGATTTTCGGAGCCAAAAGAAACGTCCGAAGCCTTCCCTGGCAAAAGCGAGCTAATAGCGTCTGCTACGAGCCTGAAAAGTTCCGCGGATTCCTCCTGGTTAAAGGCCCTTGTCTCTTTAATATCCGCCTCGTTTGCTCGTTCGACGACGTGATTCAGGTTGATATGCACGATAAAATCTCTGCCCGCGATCTGGTTATTTGGGGAATTGATATTGATCGACACCCCATGGGCTTCCTGTTTGTTGTCGTCCTCCGGCTCCGAAGCTTCCATGATGGCTCCCATGCGTTTGGCAAGATGCAACTTCTGTTCCTCTACTAACAATCCCCACACCCCGAGGCCGTAAAATAGACGTCTAACAATCCCGAATCGTGCTTTGATTGCTTCGGGTCCCCATATAAATTGGCCCCAAGTCTATTATTTGCGACGGGCCTCTGCGGGTTGGCTCGTTTTAGTGCAACTATTGACTCATTGCCGGACTTATCGAGATTGTGATAGCTCTCGGACGAAAACATCGATCGAAGCTTCACGCGATCTTTAGTAAGCGTTCCACCATTCCGGTGTCGTGGCTCTTGCTTACTTGACAGAACTCATAGAACAAGACAACCATTTGAGCGAATTTGTCCGGCGGGAGCTTCCGGCCCCTCTTCCTTAGTTCCTCGCTTACGGTTTCGATCACGAATACGAGAAGATCTGGTTCCCACAGAAGCCCCCTCTCGGCATTTTCATTCGCCGTCCCCTGCGCATTAGCTGAGCCATTTATTGCTTGGATATCTGGCTCAATTGGTTCATTGCCCATACGATCGTGATCGACCTGTTCCCCCATCTCAAAACTGACTGGCACCGAAACCTCCGCACGACGGACTTTGATATTTCCATCCTTCAGCAATAGTTCCCTGAGGTTTCCATTCGCCATTTCCGCTAGCAGCAGATAAGTGTGCGGCCCTGGGGCTGTCTCGCCGGTTTCCCATTTAGACACTGCCCCTTGGCCGACATTGAGACTCTCAGCAAAGGCTTTTTGATTCATTCCAAGCTGTTTCCGCAGTTGGAGTATCCGCTCTGCACGCGGCGACGCGATTATCTGATTTCTGGGCATGCGAGATTTCCTTGACAAGAATAATCCTAAAGATTACTCTTCTCTCATCTTCCGAGAGTTGATATACACCATGGATTTTACCCCGATTATCACCGCCTTTCAGCAAGCAAAAAATGTGCGTGGAATCGTTGCGGACGTCGCTCGTCAGCTCGGCTTGTCTCATGAGCATGTTCGGCTCGTTGCAGCCGGCAAACGCACGAGTGCACGAGTCGCGCGCGCGCTGGCCTCCGAATATCGCAAACGGCAGCATCGTCAGAACCAAAGAACCGAGCGTGCGGCATGAATAGCTCCCTACGAATCATCCTCACTCGCATCCACAGCGCGGGCCATGCGTTTTGCGAAGAGCTGATGCGGAAAGAGCGTCCCCGTACAGCTGAAGAAAGAGCGCTTGCGGCTCAACTCGGATCCATTATGAACATCGCTGAACGTTCCGACTTCCTTGCCGACCTGCGCCGCATGCGCGAGTTCAATGGCATTTATGCAGGTGTCGCGCGAGAAATGAACTGCTCGCCCCAGCATGTGCGCCATGTGGCGATCGGTTCGACAAAGAGCGCCCGCGTTCTCGCGGCTCTCGAAAAGCGATATCGCGAGATTGAGAAGCAGATCGATCAACAGAATGGCGGCGAAAAATGAATGGGGAGAATTCATCACGCTTTCAGTCTGGGGCACCATCCGGCGCGATGTCATTAGGAAATAACGACTTACGATTTCACACCGCCAAGCAAGGCGAGCTTGCCTTCAACGGCTCCGAACCTTCTAACCTCAACGATGATCTTTTGGTACGTTCGACGATCTCCGCTTCTATCCGGAACTGCGCCAAGTCTCGCGAACAAATAAGCGAGGAGATGACGGCGCTGCTGGATGTACGGGTCACCGAGAAGATGTTGAATACCTACAGCGCCGAGGCGATGCAAGCCAATCGCTTCCCTGCGGCCTGGGATCGCGCCTTTTGCCGCGCCGTCGGATCAGATGCTCTGCTGCGCTGCCGTGCGGAAGCGGCTGGATATCGGCTCATCCGCGGCGAAGAGATCTTTCTTTTGGAACTTGGACGACAGATGCTACGCGCCAAACGCGCGAACGAAGAAGCTGCGCTTCTGGAAAAGCGGCTCCAAGGAGCAAGCGAAATATGAGCGCCGCCGTTGCAGCACCTCAACTCGCCCTGGTATCGCGTGGCACCGAACGCTGGTTATCGGCTGAGGAAGCCATGACGCGCACAGGCTGGAGTGCCTTCTGGCTACGCGAGCAGGTTAAACGCGGAAGAGTCACTAGCCGTGATAGCCAAACGATCGCTCCGAATGGCCGCCCTCTACGTGAATACCTCGAAAGTTCGCTGCCCGATACGCCCAGTGCTGCACCACAAACCCAGCTAACCGTCGTCGGGCCGCCGCCCTCCGCGCTGGGTCCACTGTTCTCCGGACTGTCGGCGGCAAGTGAACGTATCGTGCTTTCGGATTCCAAAGCTCAGCTGCAGGCCGAACAACGCCTGGCCATTATTCAGCCGCTTCTCGACTATAGCGCTAATGCAGAACGCTTCACCCAACTCCGCTTGGCTGATGGCCGATCGGTCACCTCGCTCGAACGGATGATCGAATACGCGGCCGGAACGGCAGGGCAGTCTACACGCACCATCAAGCGGTGGATCGCGGCCTATCGCACGATCGGATTTGCGGGGCTCGCCGATCGCATCCGAATCGACAAGGGCCAGAGCCGCTGGTTTTCGAGAAATTACAACGCTTCCATTCTCGCCGCCTACCTTTACTTGAACGAGCGCCAGTCGGTGAGCTTCGTCCACGAGCAACTCGGCTACGAGGCCGAGACATTGGGGCTGGACATCAACGATCTGCCCAGCCGCGAAACCGTCCGCGTCTTCCTATCGCAAAGCATTTCGCCCGCGATGAAGGCGCTTGCCCGCGAAGGGCAGCGCGAGTATCGCCTGCGGATGGCCCCTTATGTCCGGCGCGGCTACGTGGATGTATTCGCTAATCAGATTTGGGTTGGCGACCACGCTATCCACGACGTGGAGATCTCGAACGACCTCTTCGAGGAAGTTCCCTTCGGAACTCCCGGCCGGCTGCGCATGTCAGCGTTTGTCGATTACCGGAGCCGCAAGGCCTGGGCGACCTGGGCGTGGGAAGGCAGCTCCCGCTCGATCGCCGCCACGGTCGTGCGCGCCATGTTGGAAGATGGACCGCCCGAGGGCATCTACGTCGATAACGGGAAGGACTATAAGAAGGTCGCCAAGGGCGCAATAAAGGCCAGCGATCTGCCCGAGTCGAAAGACGACGATACAAAGGCCCCCGAAAAGTGGTGGGAGCGGGAATGCGAGGCCATCGAAAAGACGGGCCTTCTAGCTAGGCTTGGCATCTCCGTCACGCATTGCATCCCGCGCCACCCGCAATCGAAGCATGTTGAGCGCTTCTTCCGCACCATGCATATGCACTTCGATGCGCGCCATTCGACTTATACGTCGGGCTCGCCATTCACGCGCCCCGAAGCGACAGAAAACGCCATGATGCGCCACCGCTGGCTGCTCAAGGCCGGACGCGTGGCCGAGTCCAATCACCCACTGGCCAGCCGTTTCATTCTCGGCTGCCTCACCTGGCTGGACGAATACAACAACACGCCCCAGCACGGCGAAGGCATGGACGGATGCACGCCCAATCAGATCTTCGATGCGGAGCGCAACCCTAATCAGAAGTCGGTTCCAGAGCGTTCCGCAATCGCCCTGCTTCTGCTCGACTATGTCGTGCGCAAAGTCCGCGAATGCGCCATCACGCTCAATAAATATCGCTATACGCCGCGCCCTGAAGATCGTCTGGCCTGGGCTGCCATGCATGAAGCGAACGAGTGCGACGTCCGCGTCGGCTTCAACTCCGGCGATCCAGAATACGTAGTCGTCACGGATATGGACGGCCGTTTTCTCGCCTGGCTTGAAGCCGAGCCGTTACTCCGCTTTGCGCCCAACGACAAAATCACCCAGGCCCAGATCGGCGAAAGCATGTCTATCCGCCGGGGACTTGAGAAGGCCACTAAAGCTTCGCTGTCTGCCATCGCAGTGGAGGCCCGCCGTAACGGGGCACGCACGGCCGAGGAATCGCTTTATAGCCGCCTGCTGATCCCCACGACCACCGGTGACATCATCACCCAGCGCAAACCGCGTGTGGAGTCAACCAGTGAGCCAGAGAACCAGCTTGTTCCAGGCGAAGCCGCTGACCGCCTGGCTGCACGACTTCGGAGGAAATAGTGACAATTCTGGCGAAACGCAAGCCCTATCTGAATTCGTTGGGGCTACCCAACGATGCGGAGATGATCCGCCGCACGCGCGCCTTTGTTCTCCATGCGGGGCTGACGCTCAGCGAGATGGCCGATATGGCCAGCCTCAACGCAAATTCGCTGCGCGTTTTCCTGTCGGGGTGTTACGACAAGCACCATGCCACTGCTGACAACACGCTCGCAATTCGCGCAGCACTCAAGCAGGTTATCGATCTTCATGAAATCAAGAGCGCCCCGCCCGCCTCTACGAAGCACTACCGCACCGCCGAATTCGATGCCCTGCGCCGCTCAATGTGGGCAGCATTGCGGCAGGGTACCGCGGCCCTCGCCGATGGACCTCCCGGAACCGAGAAGACGTACACATTCCGCCATGTGTGTGAAGAGATCAATGAGTCGAAAGAGGGCCGAGCGGTCTATGTCTATGTCCAGATCGATCAGAGCCCGCAATCATTTCTGATCGAAGCCTGCACGGAAGCCGGCATCCCGAACCGCGGCACAATTGGGCAGCTCATGCGCAAGTTGCGCTTCTTTCTGGGAGATCAGCGCGCCCTGCTCGTGATCGACGAAGCGCAGCATCTCGGATTGAACGGGCTGGAGATCCTTCGCCAGCTCCTCGACACACCGCCCTATTTCGGCGTCGTTATGGGCGGCTCACACGATCTTTCAGTGCGCCTGCGCGATTGGAAGATGGAGCAATGGCGCTCACGTCTGCGCCGCACTCACCTTCTCAAAGGGCTCAGTTTCGATGAGGCCGCGGCGATCCTCGTCGGCGAACTGGGGCCGATGTCTCCTCAGGACATCGCCGACTCGATCGCCGACGCCACAGTTGAAGCCGTTCGCGATCGAAAGTCCTTCAAATACATTTCTGCTCGAAACCTGTTCTTTGCCATTGAGGATGCCAAGCTCGCGATCGCCGAAGCGACCGTCGGCCAAATGCAGCAGAACAATCAGGAGGCTCTATGAGAGGCGTTGTCACCATTGCGATGCGCGAGGATGGCGCAAATCGTCTGCAGAAGCTTGCACGGATTTCTTTCTACGCCGTCATCGTTATGACCGTCTGCTGTGTGCTCTTCGTCGGCATCCGCATAGTGACAGCCTTCACCTCCGGCCGCGTCAATCAGATCCTGCACCAGGCCGCGCAGTCGACGTCGGAAGGCGGCCGCTGATGAGACGCGCATGGATTGGGATTCAATGCGATGGCTGCGGTTCGTTCTTCCCTGAGCTTGCAGCTTCGGGAGTCGCGGCCCCGCTCGATGCCGCTATCTACACCTGGGCGATGGTGCAAGAAGATGCCAACGACAAGGGCTGGCAGCGTAAGGCAGGCAAGGACCAGTGTCCCGAATGCCTTTCCAAGAAAGGCGGCAAATAGTGGAAGTACCGACTCACATCGTCTGCGACGTGTGCGGCCTCGCCAAGGGAGAGACCAATCACTGGCTGCAGTCCATCACGCTTCCCCCAACCGCGGAAGCGCCTGGCGTCGAGGGCATAGCATTCGCACCGATCGATACGCCGGTCAACGATCCGGACATCAAGAAAGAACACATCTGCGGCCAGGGCTGCGCGCACAAGCGGCTGTCCCAATGGCTCGACGATCTCACAGCAGTGGAAAGGCAAACAGCATGAGCGCAACATCCTTAGCACAGCCAGAGACGGCGGAAATATCACCCTGTTTCGATCCAGGGCTCGGCCCGGTTCCGACGCGCCCCACACCTGAGCAGATCGACGAGCTGGCGCGCAAGCACGTAAAGGCGCAACTCGATAAGATCGCCGCCACCCAAGCCTTCGATGCTGTCGCTTCCGAAGTTGCAGACATGGTCCAGGCCTGGGGCATCGTGCCGGCCGGAGCCGAGAAGTCGCGCCGGCTTAATGGACGCCTTGCCGTTCTTACGGTAACGAAGTCCGACACAATCACAGTCAATGCCGAGCGTGTCGAAACGCTCAAAGACATGCTTGAAGCCAATGATCACGCGGACCTGTTTCCGAAGCTGTTCGCAGTGCAGACCAAGTACGAGATCGTCGAGGGCGCCGAATCCGTGCTGAAGGCTATCGAAGTCGGCAAACGCCTCTCTGAAAAGGTTCTGAACTTCTTTGGCCGCTGCATCACCGTGAAGGCCAAGAAGCCCAGCGTCAAAGTCGAAATCGCCAACCCAGACAAGTCTGCCAAGAAGGCGCGGAAGGCCAAGAAGTAAACCACCAGGTGCGGACCAATCGGCTCGCACCGTAACCCAAGTCTCACTTCGGAGGAATCACCATGATGAACCCCACCAAAACGTCCACAGAAAGCATTGAAGTGCGCTTGCTCCAGGCCCTGTTATCCCTCGAAACCCCGGTAAGCGCGCCAGTTCTCGCAGATCACATAGCGATGAGATCGCCGTACGTCGTCGAAGAGACCCTGAATATCCTCGCGAGTAAAGGCCATGTGACCAAACGCTATTTCTCACCTCAGCTTCCGCTATGGGCGATTAGCGGTGCCGGAAAGGTTTGGCTCACGGCGCTCGGCAAAGATATGCCCCGCCCGATGTCGGCAACGATCTGCCACGTCGAAGAACCCACGATCCCCAGCGTTGCTTACATCTGCCTCGACGAAGATGAGCTGGACAATTGGTGGAACGGCCTCGACGTCGAAGCGAAGTCGGACGCGTTCATCGGCTACAGCCTTCGCGCCCAGGGTCAGGACGATTCACACGTCTATTGCCCAGGCCTCGATCTCGACGATTCGATTCCGGTCCGAGGCACGATCGGCTCCACTGACCAGGCCCCCAGCCAGGCGGTGCGGTCATGACCGGCGGCGCGCGCTGCATCGACTGCGGTGAGCTGCTCGACGTTTGGAATACCTGCCCACAGGTTCCTTCCGACGTCGCCGCAACCGGTTCCTCAATGCATACGCCTCTTTATTGTGGGCAATCACCGGCCGGCCCCGCTCCCTCGGCCGAGCCGGAGCACGTTTCCGAACAGGCGGAGTAGAGATGCCCAAAGCAAAGACATTGCCGCCTGGCCTGATTGACGCGATCGCCAACGCGAAGCGCCTGACGCGCGAGTTGCAGCAGCTGCAGCACGATTGCGAACTGGCGCTCACGACCGGTACCGATGCCAATCTCGAAATGATGCGAGAGCGTGCCTCCATGATCCGCAGCCAGAGCTGGGCTGTCCAGGACCTGGTGAGGAAGATCAATGACTCTATCGACGAACTAATTGAGGCAAAGAAGGCGGCCGAATCGACTGGACGTCGTCCGATCCTAACGCTTTCGAATGGAGGCCGCTGATTGAAACCTCTTGCGGAGACCTCCATGCCGGCACATCGCCTTATCGATATCACCTGGGATGGTGAACGCGAGGCGCTCCAGCGGCTGCTCAACTCGTCTTTCTGCGGACTCTGCAACAAGCTTGCGCTCCGCTCTGAGACCGATGCGCGCAGCTATATAGGTCTTCTGCTTGCCAATCCACGTCGCCGGCCGCATGCCGACGAATTTGCCCTGACACCGTTCCCGTGTCCGCATGTTAAGGACACCTGGCACATAGGCCGCAACTTCCAAACCGCCCGACTCGTGAAAGGGGCAAACTATGACCGAGCAAAAGATCAAGGTGGATGCGTTGCTGGCGACGACCTATAACCGTCTGCTGCATGCTGGCGAAACCGTCAACCGCATGCGACAGCTCAACCAAGTCAATGACGAAATTGCTTACTGGCAGACGGCGATCCAGTTGGCCGAACACATGATGGTTGCCGGACATGCCATCGCCGAGACGCACCGCATTTTGCTGGCCGGCCAGGGAATCCTGCCCAAGGAGGAAGAGTGGATTCAATAATCACCCAACCTATGCTGTTTCCCGAATCGCCCGAAGCGCAGATCGCGCGGCTCGACAGTGAGATTCTCAATCTCCTGCTCGGTCACAGCGGTGGCCCGCTCGGGCTGCCCATGGCCGATGACGAAAAGAAAGTGTTGCGCACCATACGCTATGCCCGCGGCCTGGCCAACGCCATCACCATCGCCGAGATCCGCGAGAAGACAGACTATGACGTGCGCGTCGTTAAGAAGTGCGTTCGCGCCTTGCGGATGAACTATCGCTTGCCGATCGGCAGCTCGAAGCACGGCACCGATGGCGGCTACTTCCTGATGATCACCGGTGAAGACCGGGCCATATGGGTCAAGGACGTTCTAGACCAGGTGCGTGCGGAGCTGGCAGTACTGCACGCCGCCGCCGGCCAGCAGGCCACGCTGGAGTTGCTTGGACAGTTACAGATTGAGGTGCGCTCATGAGACCGAAGAAACGAATTATGCTGATCGACTCCGACCAGGACCGCCTGGGTGTGCGCCGATTCCAGATGGAGACGTGGGGCTTCGCGGTGAACTCGGCTTCGACCGCCGCAGATGCGCGCGACCTGGGCGCGGTGTGTGAACCCGATTTGATTGTCGGCGTGTGGAAGTTCACCGGTGGCGACCTGGTCGCGCTGCTCAAAGATCTGAAGTCGCAGTGGCCGCACATCCCATCATTGTTGGTGGCCGAGCAGCTCGCGGCCATGCCGGAAGTCGCGATTGCAGACACTGTGCTGATCAAGAATCAGTGCCAGCCGGAAGCTATGCGCGAACGCCTCAAGATCATGTCGGCGCGCAAGCGTGGACCGCGCAAAGCTATTCCAGCAACCATCGATCACATGATGGACCTCGCCGGGCGGAGGATCGCGTGAGCAAGGCAATTCGAGCGAAACAGCGCTACCTGCGCGAAGAGAATCGGAAATACGGCATCCACATGGAGCGCGTTTCTGTCGATGCTTATCCCTATGAGGGTATCCGGCCTGTTGCTGTATTCCGATCACGTTCTTTTCTCGCGCAAGTATTCGAAGAACAGGACGGCGCGGTGCGCATCAGCATCATGCGCACCATGGTTGACGAAGACGGCGAATGGTTGGAGGGCATCTCATGGAACTCTCTGATTGCCATCAAGAATGAGTGCGGGTTCAGCGCTCACTGGGCTGTCGAGATCTTCCCGCCGGCTGATGAGATCGTCGACGTCGCGAACATGCGGCACTTATTCGTGTTGCCGGAGGCACCTGCTTTTGCCTGGCGAAAGTCGGGACTTCGGAGGATCGCATGACACCCTATGACCTGGCCATGCAGCAGTTCCGCATCGCGTACCTGGTGCGCGCCGTGATCGCAGCCGGCGGCAATGAATGCGCGGCCGCGCGGGCGATCGGCGTGCACCGCAACACCATCTCGCGCGCAATCGTCGCCGGCGGATACACGCGCCGCCGCATCAAGAAGCTCGTCGAGCATCACCGCGCTGTCTGCGCAGGCAAAGTTCCGCCTAAGGGTGAAGCATGAATCAGCTTCCGCAATCTCTCTATCGTCTCGTGATGGACCTACCTCCTATGGAGACGTGTGAGGCATGCGGAAGTCTTGCGCATGGCAGATGCAATAACAACAAACAAGAGGGGCAGAGAGTTGACAGTGAACACGGCGGAGCCCACGTATCACAGGCAGTGCCAGTATCCAGGATGCAGTCAATCGGCAGATGGTCAGAAGCGATTTTGCAGCGACAGACATCGGGCGTTGGATTGGAAGAGTCGCCATATAAAGGCCACGCCGGAGATTTGTCCGCACTGCGGAGGGAATCTCAAAAGGAAGCCAGGAAGGCCGCTTCGCAACAAATGATGGACTTGCGCAGCTGATTTCGTCAGAGGAGCGAACAAATGGATGAGCTTGTGGCAAAGATACTCGATTGGATGAATAAGAACCCCAATCAGAACGTGCTCATTCATGTGAAGACCAGTTTCGAACAGGCGTGGTACGAAGATCAGTTTCGCGCCGCGAACGCAAATCTGGCTTACATCTTTTACGCGGTGCTTTAGGGCATCGTCGCCGCTGGCACTGCGGTGCCAAGGAAAGGGAACGATATGGCTGTTTTGAAGGGATATTGTGAACACGGCGTTTTGCAAGCGGCTCTCATGGAAGAACACGCAGACCGAGATGAGATTGAAGAATTCGCTCATTCCTGGCGCGTGGAAAAGGCCGACTCCGTATCGATGGAAGGTGATCCATGCTCGAAGTGTCGTGAGCGATTTGAGAGCAATATGAGAATCATCGATGGTGTTTCGTAGGCACCGTCGCGAATGCTTTAACAGCACTGGCGCTTCGGCGCATGAAAGGAAGCTATGAGTCATCTCGAATATCAGTGCGGACGATGTGGCAGTAGCATCATGTTCAAAGACTGCCCGAACTGCGGCGGTGACGGCGTTACGAGCCATGACTGCGGCGAAGATTGTTGCTGCTGTGCCGATCCTGAAGACAACGTGGCCTGCGACATTTGCCAAGGTAGCGGAACGTTTCCGCTCTGCTTATCGTCGCGCGAATGGTGTGAGTCGCATCCGATGCCAGGCCGCGAAAAAGTCGCACGCAGCACACCTGAAAGCTTCAAGGTACCTAGCCGTACGCGGCGCAAAGCTTAGGCAACACTGTGTAGGCGGAAACGCAGGCACTACGGTGCCTGAAAGAAAGGGATGAAATGGCTTTAGAACACAACACAGGTCGCCCTGAAAGTGAGAACCCGGACGACTTCTCGAAGGAATACAAAACCGGGTGGAAGGATGGCTGGGATTCAATCGAATCGCGGATCAAAACAGCTATCGAAACCTACGACGCGGAGATATTCGTCTGTGCTGACTGCGGGAAACTGGCTTACATGATTGACCCCGGAGACGGATTAGTCACGCACATCGACTAGCACCGTAGCAAACGGGATTTAAGTATGGAATGACGAGAGGATCTAGATCATGGGAAACTCGATAAGCAAAGGCCAGTTGAAGCGACTACAGGTTCTGTACGGCCAGCTCGCGCGTCATACCGACCAGGGCGCCGATCGCGCTGCGCGCTTGGCCTGGGCTTCCCAACTCGTCGGCCGCCAAATCGCGAGTTTCAGCGATCTCAACCAGGTAGACGCCAAAGGCCTTATTGACACGCTACAGGGGCAGCTCGGCATTAAAGAGACTGTGAGGCCGCGTAAGCGCCTCGATCGCGCCAGCGCCCAAAAGGCGGGCACGGAAGGGCGTCGTGGTAACGAGAGCAATGAGACCACGATTGCCGGGCCGGCCGAGTTTGCGCGCATCCGCTATGTCCTCGATCTACTAGGCTGGAATCAGACTCAGCTCGACGCCTGGCTACGCTCGTCGCGTTCTCCGCTCAAGAGCAAAGCTTCGCCTGCGATCAGGACACTGGGCGATGCCAACCGCGTCTACTGGGCGCTCAAGGGCATGGCCACGGCGCAGGGCAAGTGGAAAGGGAAGGCCGCATCATGAACATCACCAAAGATCAAAAGGTCGTTGTAGACAGGGTCAATGCAATCCTGTTGGACGCCGTGTCTGGCATTCTTAAGGCGCAGCTTCCGCATCTGGAAGCTGTCGGTTTGACGATCGAAGAATTCAAACTCGATCTCCTCGTTGCCCCAACCGAGACGCCCGCGCCGGTGGAGACCGATGAGGACTTCCTGCGGAAGCGCAGAATTATGCCCGATCTCACGATCAGAGAAACGGAGCATCGGTAAGATGGCGCGCGCGGGCTTTCGCATTCCCGATCAGCTTTTGCTGCCATGGAGCCCGAGGTATACGATCTCGGCGTCTCATGCTGCACAGATGCTTGATTGCTCGATCGACACCATCTGCCGCATGATCGAGGCCGGCACACTGAAGGCTTATAAACTGAATCCGGATAAGCCCACCAGCCCCTGGCGCGTGAATTATGATTCAGTCATCGAACACATCGAGCGGATCCATCGGGAGAACGGCCTGGAAAAGAGGTTCTAAATGACGGCGAAAAAGCAAAGGCAGATTCAGCGGGGGTCGCTAGAGCAGCCCGATTCGTTCACCCTGGACGTCCCCCCTGGAACCGACACGTTACCCATTGTCGAGCGCCTTCATGTTTATTTAACTGTGTTTGAGAGCGGGTGCTCGTGCATACTGCCAATTGGAAAGCCGGAAGACTGTCCTAAGTGCACGCGCGCCTTGGTTGATGCTGTAAGAAAAGCTGTTGACGAGGAGATAAGTTCAGACCCAATGGGGGCCTTCGAGAGAATGGCTAGGGCAGTCACTGGACATTGTCCAGCATGCGATGGAGAAGCAGATCAGCATAAGGATGGCTGCGAGCCGTTCATATTCGGCAGCGACGCCAGAATCTACAATCCCCCGGCTCAGAAGATGCCCAAGTGCCCCGAGTGCGGCGGCCGTGGGAGAACGCACATACCGGGCTGTCCGAACAGCTTCAAAGACTAAGTCGGGGTAAGTTGGCCTAAGTGGCTTTATTTATACAAAACTTACTCCTCGATTTATCTTTATGTTATTAGGTTTTGACTTATGAATTGTTCCGTTCTCACCCCTTCAAATCGTTCCGGCCGAGACGCCTTGGCACAGGCGTGTTCCGCGCCTCGGCAGGGGCCAGAAGGGCCATTCAGGAGCCGTGCAATCGGGCCGTGCGCTAGCGTTCTTCAGCAAGCCTTCACCAAGTCGAAACCGCCTGCGGATCTGAGTCCAAAATCGACATGCGGAATGGTCGGAGCGATCGCAGCTATGGTTTTCCATAGTTGCGTTGGAGTTGCGTTGGATCTAGGGGTCTTCGGCTTCGTTAAGGGCAGTTGCGTTGGATTGAAATATGCGTTTCGTCCGCGACTGACGTGCGGTTTGCGCGTTTTCCACAAAAAGGCTCTGGTGACGACGGAGGCAAGTCTCACCAGTTGCGTAGGATTGCGCTATCGGCCTACGAAGAATCAACAACTTAGCGCGAGAATCCAACGCAACTCTGCCGACCTGTGACACGTAATTCCTGCAACACTTGATCGGATAATTGGTGTGGAAAAGTCCATTTGACCCGCATGGATTCTACCTATCGACGCGGTTTCTACGATATGTCGTACTATGACACGTAAATCTGGGAGTCACAGCCTCCATCGCGGTTTTATAGACACATGAACCCGCAGATCAACACAACCGATTTTGATGAGCGTCCATTCATTGCCATCTGGGAAGTGACACAAGCTTG